TGCACAATTTAAACATAGTCAAACAACAACCATTGAGTTATATTTCGGGTGGACTGACTTAACCAAAACTGCTAGACTCTTGCCGCAACGTTTGCTATAATAGTGTTCAAGGAGAAATTATGGACACCAAATCTTTTAACGGCGAACAGAAACTAAAACTGATTCAAATCATCAACGAGGGCATGCAGGTTATGCACGAAGTTGAGACTCTCAACGCAGGTCTCAATGACACCATCAAGGCCATTGCCGAAGAGATGGAAATTAAACCAGCTGTGCTTAAAAAAGCAATCAGAGTTGCACACAAAGCCGAATTTGGCAAGGCAAAACAAGACCACGAACTGCTAGAAACAATTCTTGAAACTGTTGGCAAAACTCTATAAGTATGTACGAGTCGCTCACGTTACGAGCATGTAGAATGGCTGAACCGGCCATAAGCGGAGAAAAAATTTGAGTTATGTTGACGCACTTTTTGATCGTGAACACGATCGCATTCATGTAGTAGAACGCCGCAATGGCGTGAGGGAATACCGAGAGTATCCTGCAAATTACATTTTTTATTACGACGACCCCCGGGGCAAGTTTCGTAGCATCTATGGCAACAGCGTGTCAAGATTCAGCACACGCAACAACAAAGAATTTCGCAAAGAAGTTCGCATGCATTCCAACAAACAATTATATGAGAGTGACATTAATCCAATCTTTAGATGTTTTGAAGAGAACTACAAAGATCAGGATGTTCCAGAATTACACACAGCATTTTTCGACATTGAAGTAGACTTTGACAAGGATCGTGGATTTAGTCCCGTGGACGACCCATTCAACCCTATTACTGCCATCTCTGTGTACTTGGACTGGCTGGATCAACTGGTTACATTGGCGGTGCCGCCGCGAGGATTGAGTTGGGAAACTGCACAAGAGTTGGTTGCTGAGTTTGACAACACCTTCTTGTTTGAGCGAGAAGAGGACATGATCAAGATGTTCCTTGACATCATTGATGATGCAGATGTACTAACTGGCTGGAACTCAGAAGGCTACGATATTCCCTACACCATCAACAGATGTACCCGTGTGCTCAGCAAAGACGACACACGCAAGTTCTGCTTGTGGGGACAACTGCCCAAGATGCGTATGTTTGAACGCTTTGGCAGCGAAAGCCAAACATATGATCTAGTGGGTCGTGTGCACATGGACTATATGCAATTGTATCGCAAGTACACATATGAAGAGCGACATTCATACAGTTTGGATGCCATTGGCGAGTACGAGCTCAATGAGCGCAAGACACAATTCGAAGGCACCTTGGATCAATTGTACAATCAACACTTTAAAAAGTTCATTGAATACAACCGTCAAGATACTTTACTGGTACACAAACTGGATCGCAAACTACAATTTTTGGATCTTGCCAATACTCTAGCACATGCCAACACAGTGCTACTACAGACCACCATGGGTGCTGTGGCAGTGACCGAACAGGCCATCATCAATGAAGCACATGAACGTGGGTTGGTGGTGCCTAATCGCAAGCAACGCAACGACAGCGCAGAAAATCAGGCAGCCGGGGCTTATGTGGCTTATCCTAAAAAAGGAGTGCATGAGTGGATTGGATCGGTGGACATCAACAGTTTGTATCCTTCGGCAATTCGTGCATTGAACATGGGCCCCGAAACCATTGTGGGGCAACTTCGTCCGGTGATGACTGACCACTACATTCGGGAAAAGATGGCCGAGAATGGTGGACGGTTTGCTGACGCCTGGGAGGGATTGTTTGGCAGTCTAGAGTACACCGCAGTGATGGAACAACAGCGTGGCACCGAACTTGTCATTGACTGGGAATCGGGCGAAGAAACCAAGCACAGTGCCGCAGAGGTTTGGCACATGATGTTTGATTCAAACCGGTCTTGGATTCTAAGTGCCAACGGCACAATTTTTACCTACGATAAAAAAGGTGTGATCCCTGGCTTGCTGGAACGTTGGTATGCTGAACGTAAAGAGATGCAGGCCAAGAAGAAAGAGGCCAAGGATGCCAAAGAGATTGCGTTTTGGGACAAGCGTCAGTTGGTCAAGAAGATTAACTTGAACAGCTTGTACGGTGCTATTTTGAATCCCGGTTGCAGATTCTTTGACAAGCGTATTGGCCAAAGTACTACGCTAACGGGTCGTAATATTGCTCGGCACATGGATGCATTTATTAATGAATGCATCACTGGTGAGTACGATCATACTGGCCAAGCCATCATCTATGGAGACACTGACAGTTGTTACTTTACTGCTTGGCCAGTGTTGAAGAAAGAAGTAGAAGAAGGTCGCATGGCCTGGAGCAAGGAAACTTGTATTGCATTGTATGATGGCATTGCTGAACAAGTTAATGAAAGTTTTCCTGGCTTTATGGAACAAGCTTTCCACTGTCCCCGAGACATGGGTTTGCTGATTGCCGCAGGACGAGAACTGGTGGCAGATCGCAGTTTGTTTATCACAAAGAAACGTTATGCCGTGAACATCATTGACCTTGAGGGCAAACGGTTAGATGTGGATGGCAAAATTGGCAAAACCAAGGCCATGGGCTTGGACTTGAAACGTAGTGATACTCCCAAAGTTATTCAAGAGTTCTTGCTAGAAATTCTAAATAAACTGTTGGCAGGTGCAGGCCGAGATGAGATTGTAGAACGCATTCGTGAATTCAAATATGAGTTCATGGAACGACCAGGTTGGGAGAAGGGTAGTCCAAAACGTGTGAACAACTTGACCAAGTACTCGGCAGATGAAGCCCGGCTGGGCAAAGCCAACATGCCTGGGCACGTTAGAGCCGCAATTAACTGGAATCAAATGCGCAAGATGAATGGTGACAATTACTCAATGCAGATTGTTGATGGTATGAAAACTATTGTTTGCAAATTAAAGTCCAACGCACTTGGTTGGACCAGTATTGGTTACCCCACTGACGAAATGCGTTTGCCCAAGTGGTTTACTGAACTGCCGTTTGATGATGGGCTTATGGAGGCAACTGTTGTGGATCAAAAGGTCAGCAACTTGCTGGGTGTGTTGGATTGGGATCTTGCCAGTGCAACCAACACAGAAAATACATTTACTAGTTTATTTGACTTCTCATGAAACTCAGTGATTTAGTTGCTTTTTATAACCAACTCAACGAAGTTGAAACTGAACCAATGCGGGTGGCCACTCATCAGATTCTGGCTCCCACATTGCATACCATCATCAATGATAAACTTCAGTTCTCTGACTTGAGTGATCAATTAACTTCCAACTACCATCAAATTCAAGACAGTATTCGAGGATTTGAAAACACACTTGACCAAGTCAAACAGTCGGTGCGCAACATCATTGACACTAGTGAGTCTAGTTATTATGCCAACAGCTATGAACTATATGATGGGCAAAGGCACGACAACGTAGAAACCATACTGTCACGTGGTATAAAATTAAAACCAGAGAGTCAAGAGTTTTTAACTATTAGAATTAGATCCTATGCTGACTGGCATTACCCGGGCATGATTATTCGTCCAGGACGTGACCTACCTTGGGTCAATGAGCTGGTGGCGTTGGATCCGTTGTATCTTGTGGACCAACACCAAGGATTGTTTGACCCAATTGAATCCGGGTTCACTCCCGAATATCAGCGTAGGTTGCGTCGATATGTGGTCGATGAGTACAGCGATCCTGATCTACCATTCTTGTCACAGTTACCTGATGAGCAATTTGGATTTATATTGGCCTACAACTTTTTTAATTACAAGCCACTGTCAGTTATATCTAAGTACATGGAAGAAGCATATACCAAGCTTCGTCCCGGAGGTACACTGGCAATGACTTTTAACAACTGTGATCATGCCGACGGGGTCAAGCTAGCTGAACGTGCGTTTGCCACTTACACCCCAAGTCGACGTATACGAGAAATAGCCACTGAGTTTGAGTATCGTATCACCATGTTTTATGAAATCAACACAGCAGTTACCTGGTTGGAACTTAAGAAGCCCGGCGAATTAACTTCGTTGCGTGGTGGACAAGCATTGGCCAGAATAGTTGCTCGTGAATGATTTTATCTATATAATCTAACTACAAGGAGAAATTATGAGAGACCATTTATTGGATTTAGTAGGTCATACCTTTGATCTTGGCTGTATCGATCTTGTCAAGATCACCGGCACCGAAGACGAGACCCAGATTGACGGCCT